TCTTCCGATCTGCATTGTTGGATGCTCGTCCAAGAGCTATGGCGACTCCTACCAGATAGGTGTTGTCGCAACGAGACCCTTCGGGAGAGGGGGGGTAGTTAGAGTGCAGATGTCAAACGAACGTAGGTAATTTATATGGTACGAATAGACGATGGAATCGATCAAGCCTTAGTCGATATTTCTCGACGGGTAGCCAATGAGTCCGTCAAGCTCATCAACGAGCAAGGCGGCTTTGGTAAATTTGCCGAGCAGGATTTTCCTGCTATATTGACACAAGCACTCAATACAAGTGCCGAGTACGTAGGTAAGAAAGTTGCTGTTTATATGAACTTAGATAGTATTCAGAAGCTTGAGGGTAGCAAATTTACCCTTGGGTCGCTTCTAGGTAGTCTGAAGGTCGCTTTTCTCGCTACACACCCAAGTGTGGGTGAGATTTTGGCTTTTCAGGCTAAGATTAGAGCCTGTTTCCCGGCCGCTAAGGATGTTAAATCAGCTATAACTAAAGTTATCAGTAAGGATTTCATCTCTGGATTCGTTTCCAAGATGTTAACCTCTGTGTACAATAGTTGGCGATCTGCTGATCCCGATGACCAAGAGTCAATTCTTGGGGAATTTGCAATTCGAGAGCTAGCACTTCGTAGTACAATAGCTGAGGCGATAGCCGATGTCGGACAAGAAATATTCTTCGGATTGGGTAAACTCAAGGGTGAGCCCGAATCTGAATCTAAGTTGGACGAATCTTCAGCAACAGATTCGAAATAATTCAGTTAGATTGCTCGTTAATCGTTTCCCTACGGCGGATGAGTGTTGCCTTTCATGGGTCGCACCCCCCGGCATATGGAAGCAAGCACCGGGATTGCTTGCCAAATATGTCGGGCCAATCTGTCATTATTTAAAGGGTAACAGGACTGACTTCGGTATGTCCGTGGAGCGTAAATATATCAAAAAACTGAAACCTAAATGTTTGTACTTAGCCCATGTTCTAGCTGCTGTGTACGATGACTTACCATTTCGGCGAATTCATCCGCATATTAACTTGGGAGAGGATCTTAGATGTGCCATGCTTATTGTGGGTTTAGGTAAGACCCTTGGTCTGAAGGGTTCTTACTATCACGTCAAGCCTCCCTCGGGGCAGACATCGGTGGGGTCCACGCTATCGCTCGATGGTTTAGTACTTACGGGTTCTAAGCCTGACGTGTGGTTGCAGTGTATGGCCGCTGTGTCTGGTGTGTTGGAATTTGTCAAGGAGCATTCGGACTGGCTAAATTGGGAATCTGTGGATAGTTATGCCGCAGAAATTTGCTACATGGTCGGTGCTGCGTATTCCCCTACGGTCCGGGTTGATAGGGGGTGGGATAAAATCCGTATCTTGTATATGGGTTCTTCCGCCTTGTATATACTTGAAACCTGGGTTGCAGAGGGTATAAAGGAGGATATGCGGAATTCGATTAGCTTCGGCTATAAGCCGTGGTATGCTGAAAAGTGGCAGGACGCCTGGTCTGGGCGCTCTGTCATCAGTGGCGATGCTAAAGCATTTGATCAGAGCCTAACTGGGGACGATATCAAGTGTTGTTGGCGCACCTGGCAGGAGATGTATAATCTCCCTGAGCCTCTGATGTGCCTACTTTACGCTGTTAATAGATACGCTCCCATGTGGGATCCATTTGCTGATGCTTTCAGGGGAAGAGATGGGATGAACCCATCCGGTGCAGGTTGTTTCGTAATAATTAACAACTTAGCCCTCTTGCTCAAGAAGGTGCAGGCGCTGCGCAGGGTCGGTGTTTTCCAGCCGACCGCATTTGACATCGGTATTGGTTTTGGTGATGATCATTGCATGCCAATGCCCAGCGGGGTGGACCTAGGGCAATGGGTGACCGCTATGGCTGAGGTAGGTCTTGACGTCGGCGGCTCAGTTGTCGCAAACAGCGAGTTTTTATTCCTTCGAATGCTTTTTAATAAGCAACATGTGAGGGATCCAATCGTCTTCTCCCGGTTTCGCAGTGCTGCGTGCCCGGAGACATTCGACGTCAGAGGCCGCCATGAGGCCTTGGTGGCACTTGCATTGAGAGCTCAACTCCTTCCGTTTGTTTGGATTAGTAGGGATGGCTATTTAACCGGTTTGACTAATTACCTTATTGACCAGGTATTCTCGCCTGGTAAGGTAGATTCTATGTTAGTGCGGGCAGATTGGACCGATGCTCAACTGTCGCGTGAGTTGTCCGCACGAGGTATCCCCGAGCCGGACACGCTTGGATTCGTTAAATCAGCGTATCAGATCAAAGATAGCCTTAGCTTTTTTAAGAGATAGTGAGACGGGAAGATCGGAAGAGCGTCGTGTAGGG